ACCGAGGAAGTCAGCGATAAGCTGAGCTTTAACATAGAGTTGAGCTGCACGAGCAGTGGTCCCCGAAATGTATTCGAAAGGAGAGACTGCGAAGTCTGCATCTTTGTGGAAGACAAGCTTTACGCCATCGTAGTTCAGGAGGTAAGCAGAGTAGAAACCTGCACCAGCTGAAGATGAGTTAGCAGCGAAACCCATTACAGGGTCAGCTTCAACAAGGGCACCGGCCCAAGCGAGAGCTAGACGTCCACCATCGAGAGTCTTCTCATCAACGTAACGCTCCTGAGCACGGAGGCTCTCGCGGTAGAGTGAGAATGCCTTCTGGCTCATAATAACGTGCTTGATATCGCCCATAGGAGCAACAGTCGAAGCAGAAACACCAAGCTCGGTGAGACCACGAAGACCGTTGGTAGCAAAGTTACCAGCAACGTCGAAGAACTGGTTCTGCCAGCCTGAGACAGGGAAGGTGACCTTGGAGATACCACCAACAACGTTGGTCTGAGCAGCTGGAAGTTCAGGCTCGATGAAACCAGCACCACCAGCTGTATCACCGTTGAGGGTGTTTAGAGCTGTAAGAACTGTGGAGTTACCTTGAAGCATCTGCTTGTTCATTTCTCGACGAAGCATGCCCATTACTGAACGCATACGTGCTTCGACAATCTTAACGACTGCCTTGTCGCCGCTGTTCTCGAGCTCTTCCTTCTTGGTGACTACGATAGGAGCGGTGAAATCGCACCAGTCGTAAACAGCAGGACGAAGAATGTCGTTAACGGCTAGTGAGACGGGCTCATAACCGGTAGCGAGCTGAGTGATTGTGGAGTGCTCAGCGAGAGCAAGTGGACGCTGGATTTTGATACCGCCGTCTTCAGTCTCGATACCACCGTTCTTGCGGATACCATCGAGAAGAGCAACTTTCTTGTAGAGTTCGTCAACCTCTCCGTCCCTGATGCTGTATAGGGTTGAGGAGAGGAGGTCATTACTGATAGCCATGTTATACCTCTGTTAGTTAAATTTGTGCATTCTAAAGTTTGTGGATTATCCGACCAATTCGGGTTCCTGTTAGAGACCTCCTCCCCAATTGTCGAAGCAGTGTCCTGATGGGTTGCTTCTGTAGCCCGGGAAAGGTTGCGGCTTATATTCGTATGTATTACACCACTTTCGACTATTCATCTTTTATTTTCAGACATCGATTTGTGGTAGAGATATGCATCATATGCATTCTTAAATGCTGGAGTTCCTTTTGGAGTAGCTGCTGAACCACCGCCAACTTTCTGAAGTGTTTGCGCTCTTGAGTTCTTTTGCTCTGCAATACGCTTTCTTTCCTCAGCAAGTCGTGATGAATCAATCTTTGCCTTTACGATGTAAAAAGCATCTTCAAGTTTAAGCTCTGGACGCTCTTGCAACATCTGAAGAATTGGTGCACGGAATTCTGGCTGAGTAAGTTCAGGGTTCTCTCTTTTGAAATTTTCAAGAGCAAGCTTTCTTTGTTCTGCCTGAACCTGCTCTTGTGCAGGACGAAGCATTTCCTGAAGCATTAGCGTAGCCTGTCTCTTAATTTCTTTCTTCATTCCTTCTGGGTCATAGAGGTCATGTTCTGCTTCTGTGTCTACTTCTTTGACCATTTTTGCAAGAGGACCATCAAGAACGCCAGATTTTGTGTTCGTTAATTCTTGGCGAAGACGCTCAATCTCCCTTCTTTCTTGCGAAAGTGCACCAGTTTTTCTGCTGTAGTCAGCCCTCAGATTTGCAATGTGCTTTCTTACATCCTCAGGAACGTGTGCCATCCAATGTGCAAGCGGCTTCATTCCTTTGTGATTTGCGTCATCAGTCAATTCTGGGTAGTCTTCTTGTGTAAGACCCATGATTTCGTCAATAGTGATGTCAAGTTCGTCGCTAACTGTCTCTACTGAGGTATCGTCGACGACGGTCTCAGTTCCTTCATCAAACATTTTTTTCTCCGGTTAGTATTGTGCGCCAATTTGTATCGAAACGTCTGCTATGATATCTGCAAGGTGACCAAGTAGTTCCTCAGCTTCTTCCTTACTAATTCCGCCTCTGGCTGAACGAACAAGTTCTCCAATAAGAATACCAACAAGTGACCACGGAATTTTAACTTTGTCTTTCATTACATTCTGCCCATCATTAGTGAATCGGCAGCCTCATCAGCCATTTCTGGCATAGGGGTGCGCTCTTCATCAACGGTCTCTTCCTCTTCAGGCTTTGGCTCTTTTAGGAATCTTTTAAATTCCATTGACTTTGCAATCTGACCAAGCTTTGCTGCCATGAGCATAAGAGCCCTGTCATCAGTAATTCCGTCAAAAGAAAGTGCCATGCTTTCATCAAGCATGTCTGCCGCAATTGCATCATCAACTGCTGCAATAAACATTGAAAGAACCCTTACAAAATCTGTAGGAAGCTCTGTGATATTTTCTGTGATTTCTGGGTAGTCAGGAGACTGACCAAATAGAGGAAGAAGTACGTTGGTAGCTTTTACAAGCGGACGGAGTCCCTTAGGCGTAAACTTGCCTTTTGGTGCGATTGTTGCGTAGGTCTCATCGTCTGCTTCTGTGGCAGCATCACCCATACCAGAAGCTGGGCCTTCCATCTCTACTTCGATTTCTACTTTTGGCATCTTCTTCATCTTGTCGCCCTTCATCATTTTCATCATCTTACAATCGCCTCCTCAGTGTTATAGATATCGTCTACTCGGCCACTGAGACAATCCTCAGCACTCCAAGTTGCAGCAACTGCATCTTCAGGTTTCATAGTCTTCAGATTTTCCTGATATTTGTTTGCGTAATTTGCCTGTGCTTCCCATTTACTTGCAAGTTTGTTTTGTGTGGATTCAATCCATCCATGACCAAGGTCAGATTCTGCGATGAAACCTTTTGCCTTCATCGCCTTTGCTTCTTCATGTGTGTTTGCAACCTTACGTCCAAGAGCTGATGACCACTGACCACCGTCAAGACCATTCGACCAGCCTCCATGCCAAAGTCCTGGAGTCTTTGCTGGAAGCGAAGGAATTCTGAGTGCGTAAGTTCCATCTTCTCCGATAAGTTTCTTTGGCACATCTACATTGCTTTTGAAGAATTTCTCAAAAACATCTTCTGTAGGAATGCCTTCTTTCGTGTAGATTCTAAAATCAAATAGTGGCACAGTTTACCTCTTAAAGTTTATTGACGATTTGTGCAGCTGAATTCATTTGTTCGGTCGGACCAGCTTCTAATCTACTTGCAGCAGCGCCGGTTGGAGCCTTTACAGCACCTGTTGGAGCCCTTGCAGCTGCGATTGCTTGTGCAGCTGCATCAGTAAATGTTTTTGGAAGCTCGTAAGCTCTGACGATTTCATCTAGAAGCAAGTTACTTGGAACACCAAGAGACTGAAGAGTTGGAAGTAGAGCAACAAGATTCTGCTTCTTCAGTGCATCTGCAAGTGGCTGTGAGCCTTGGTCAAGAGCTGCAATTTTGAATTGCGAATCAATGTCTGTAGGTGTAATGACCACTGCTCGACCACCAGCTTCAACAACTGCACGGTCACCTTCTTGCGAAAGTAGGTGAACAAAGCGCAAGTAGCATTCTGTAATACCTTCGATAAGGTTGTCACGCTCTCTTGCAAGTTTGCCCATTTCAGAAGCTGCGTATGATGCAATAGCAGTAATTTCAGTTGCTGAAGCTTTAGTGGGTTGACCAGCGAATGCTTGAATAACTGAACCTCTTGTGATATCAGACTCGATGTAAGCTTGGTAACGGTCAAAGTTTGATGAGATTGGGGTCACCCCAACTTCTCTAATGACGCCATCAAGTGAGTCATTATCTACTGCAATCATAGCACCATCAACACCAGCTGTAATCTTTGCGAGAGCTTCTTCATCCATTGAGCCCTCTTTGTAGATGTACTGACGAGAGTCACGACGAACAGAGTTTGCCCAGTAGGTTCTGAGGATGTTCTTTTCGTAGAACTGGTCGTAAACACGACCCATAGCAGAAATGCCTTCCATAGGAGAGTCTGGGATTCTGCTGTAGTAGAGAGTTTTGATTGGAGGCAGTGGCTGATTGTCGTATGTTCTGAGAGGGATTTCAGCATCCTCTAGAAGAGATTCACCATTTTGCCACTGAGGAGACCAGAAGTAAACACGGTCCCTAACAAGGTCGTAAAGCTCTACAACTTCGATATAGAGGTATGAATCAGGTAGGTCATCGATTGAACGACGTGCCTGACCATTGTAACGAGGCTTGCTTCCATCCTGACCGTATTCGTCAAAGTAGTCCATCTTTGGAATTGCTGTGAACTTCTTGGCTCCATAGCGTTCTTTTGCTTCAGTCACATTCAGGTAATATGTGTGACCAATGTAGCGTTGCTGAATAGGAGAGCCTGCATCACGGTCTACAATTACTTCCCAAGGCGGAACTGCAACGACTTCAGACTTGTCAAGCATCTTTTCAGTCTTCTGAGGGATTAGCTTTAGTGCTGAGAAGTCGTAAATTAGCGCAAGTCGAGATGCATTCTCAATCTGCTCTCTTTTCTGGTAGAGCCACCTGTTTGCAATTGCCTGAGCAGCTTCAGGATTTGCGACACCAGTTCCAGTTGCAGCAATATCCTTACCGACCACAACTGCAGGAGCCCTTGTGAAAAGACTTGCAATGTAGGATTCGATGTAGGTGTAAGCATCTGGAGTTTCAACACGAATCATCGTGTCATCAGCTTGAAGTGTGCGCCAAAATTTCGTTTCATAAACGTCACGATACTTCCTCATCTCTGAGGATTTTTGCTGCCAATAGTCATCATGTTCGTTTTTGATGATTCTGATGAGCTTGATGGTATCTTCTTTGTTCACTAATATCTCCTAGTTGGGCCGCAACCCGCGCCGTGGTTTAGAACTATTTTCTGGACACGCCTCTGTTTAATCCAATCTGGCAAAATATGTATGTCTGGCAATCTGACTTTGTCTAAACAGACTGAAGCAAGTGCAAGGGCTACAGCAGAGTCTGAGTGGCTTCCTGCTTCTCTTGGAAGTTCAATAGTACCACGTTCAGAAACTGTAATTGAACGCAGTTCTTCATACGTTAATTTATCAATATGGCGCATCTCACCAGATTGTATCACAGATTTTAACTTTTCGAATGCGAGAGCTTTTGATTTAGCAGATGTCACCCAATCCTTTCCGTCAGGACCTTTCCAAAATTTGCCCCAGCTCTCATGGCGCATCTGGTTAAGAACAATGCCACCAAAGTTGTTTGCTTCTACTAAGACAAGAGCGTTCTTGTAGTCTGTTGCAATGTCAATAACAACCTCAGACAAGTTTGTCGGCTCAACAGTGTTACTTCTCCATACTGCAACTGGTGAACCTGTCATTTTAGAGATGACGAAAATTACTGAGTAGTCTCGACCTACACCAGCTGCAACGTCAACGCCAATCGCATATGCATCATTCTCTTTTGGCTCTTCAAAGACTGACCAGGATGGGTCGTCAATTGTCAGGACATCAACATCTTTAAAGTCTTCTTCCTTGAAGTATGTAGCTCCTGTTACGAGATAGGCTTCTTCGGCTGAAGCAGGATATTCTCTTCTAAATTTCTCTATGCCTAATTTTCCGATTGTTGAACGTCGCCAAAGAAGCTGTTCTTCTGAAAGTTCGTACTTGTCACGTAGTTCTTCTTCATCAGGACGCCAACTGAGGGGAATCGGTGAGCCGTCTTCTTCAAGTGGTAACGACATCTTGTAGGCCTTGTGACCCCACCAAGGGAAGAAGAGTCGATTCCAATCAGCTTCTCCACGTTCAGCCCTCATCCATTCTTTATGAAGACCATCACCCCAACGGTTGGCAGTTGATTCCATTATCATCTTACCACCGTTCAGTGCTGCAATTGCTGTTGCTTTTAATTCTTCACTGTTGTCAGCAAATGCAAATTCTGAAATGTGGAGAGCGTTACAAGAGAATGAACGAAGACCACCTTTA